TGATTTTGCACCGGATTGAATACGTAGTCACCTGCGAACTCAACTAGCTTGAATGGGTTGTCGTCTGCATGACCTTGAACTGCTGCTTGATGTACTTTCTCCCAAGCAATTGTTTTCTTAGGATAAGGTGCTGTTACAATGTCCTTACCTTTTGCTGGGTCACATAAGTATAGCAACTTGATAACATCGAGATAGTAGAAACCAATGTCACTATCGATAAACATCATGTGACTACAATCACTACGCAGGAACTCGTCTACACAATAGTTCCTTGCACGTGTAATTAAAGATTCGTTGAACAGGAAGTAATGATGAATCTCGACACCGATCTCATCGCAAAACTTCTGTAGGTCACACATTGATTTGGTATAGAACCCACTGCACTGTCCACCGTACATGGGTGTGGCAATAAAGATCTTCTTGCCTTTTAATTCTTTTACGTCAAACGTTTCACTCGGACTCGCCAATGTCATTCTCCTTATCATGCACATACAGTTGAATGATAGCGTAGTGTAAGACCTTCATCAGATCTTTACGAGCATCTGTAATCGTACCCTTGTTACCATAACGCTGTGCGTATTTTAAAATGTTACCCACGCAGAATCCTGACCCATGTCCTGAGTCGATTATGAATTCTGTTGCTTGGAATTTGTTCTTAGAATAGTGACCATCGTAGGTGGAACTCACATAATCAAACAATTCTTTAATATATTTATCCTCATCATACACAAACTTTGCCATATTCATACCTTATTTTTCAACTTGTTCTAAACCATTTTCAGCACGATGAATTGCTTGTAGACGCATGATGTCTGCAGAAATATCGTGTATACTATTGTGTTCCTCAAATGCCGCTTCCCAATACTCTGTATCTGCTACAGGAACAAATCCATTCTTTGTGCTGAAGTTAAACTTAGCATCGATGAATGTGCGAGTATCACGGACACGCCAGAACATCAGATATTGATTTAATGAATGATGTCTATTGCAATCCGTCATAATGCGCCAAAGTATTAGCGGGTCAAACACATTTGCTCGACTCCACCAATATTCGATTTTGGGACTATCTGCGAGGAACCTAATAAATGTATCACAAAATTCTTCTTGTGTCAAGTCCGAATCTAAAGGTTTTATGTGTTGTCGTACATGTACAGGTTGACTTTCCCAAAACTGTACAGTGCTCTTCTCAACGATAGCACCATAATTCTTTACTTGATCTGCTACAGATAACTTCAATCTTGTACAAAGAGCTTCAGTTCCAAACCGACCAGTCAGTTCCTCGAAAGTATAAGGATCTCGTGTAAACCTATCCCAATCAAACGTTGCGATAGCACAGTCAACTGCAGGACACTTAGAAGCGTCCTGTCCCATTGTTTCAAAATCTAAGATAAAATCTGTTCGACTCATTTATTTCTCCACTCAGTGATCCACTTAGAACCATTCTTCTCTGCATCGATAAACACACCATTAGTGATAGCGATAGGAATAAGAATAGCCATGTGGACAAAGATACTAGTTGCAATGTCGTATCCCATGAAACCCAGATGATACATTGCTATCATACCGAAGAACCCACTCCACATGATAAACAGTACAAGCATAAAGTACGTCTTCATCACGGGGTCTGGAATAAACCTCAATGGGTTGAACTTAACGTCCATGATTAAACGCCAACAGTCTACTGCAAACACAATACCTCTTTTTGCTAAATCACTCATTTATTACTCTCCGAAGAACTCATCAACAGTTGTTTTTATTTCACCTGACAATGCTGCATCAAGCATGACTTCAGTAAAACGTTGCTGTGCTTTCGCAATAACGTCTACTAACTCAGATGGGTTATCCATCTTGTCTAACAAGTCAAGAACCTGTGTACCTTGTCCTGCTGTTCCACCTGATGCTTTCTTCCACTTGAAACGATACTTGTAGGCAGAGTTCATCTGCTTGTGTAACATGCTTTCAAGTGTACCCTCTTTACCTTCTTCGGTAAACAAGAAACGTATCATCACGTCTTCTAAGTTGATGTTCATTTGCTTTAGCATTTTACCACAGGTGTGTTTTCCTGTTCGAATACCAACAACACGTTTAAAGACATCTTTACCCATACCGATGTAACCCAAGTTCTCGGCAATGTAATCGTCCATAGGCATGTCGGCTTTAAGTGCGATTTGATACACACCATAACCATCGACACCCATGTCTTCTTTCATATCACGTACCGCCTTGGTGTTACCTGTAGGCATTTCGTTGTAACTGGTCCACTCAGTTTGAGAGACAATAAGATCTTTTATTGTCGGCGCCTTCCCAATCTTTGTGACAGTTGCACTTGCTGCTTCTACTTCCATTTTAACTTCACTCATGTTATTCTCCATTATTTAATTTCATTGTATAAAGTAATACGGATTTTCTTTAGTGGTAAATTCCGCAACCACATTAAACATGTTATCAGATGCTGGGTCAAATGTCAAGACCTTATTTTCATCTAATGACACGCTATTCGCAAAATATGTAGAGGATATGTCGCCTTGCTCGCTATAGAACAAAGGACTGATTTCATTACGAAACAGATGTAGTTCATTGTTACGATATAGAACACAAGCAAATGTGCCGTCTACACCTTCTACATTGTCGCTCTGAAGGTAATGCATCAGCAACAAACGTGTATCCCATGCTTCGTTTGAACCATATAACTCTTGAAGACGCATTACATCATCTTCTTTGATGATGCCGTTGTGCCATAAGAGGTTGTTGTTTATTTGTGCTGGATGTATTGATTGCTCACCCTTCGCTTCAGTTGTCGGGGCTTGCTGATGGGCAATAAAGTATCGACCATCGCCATCTGCTATAGGGTGGTCAGATATGACTAAAGGACCGAACCCACGATGACTGTACTCAATGTTGGTGTCTTTATCAAGTACGTACAAGGAGTGCGAATGAGAACCTCGATATGAGTTTAACTCTGCGAGATTGCTCAAACGCTCCTTGCTATATGAACCAATGATAGAACACATTATGCGTATTCCTTATGGGCTTTGATTTCCCATTTCTCAACAACAGGCAAACCGAACTCATCTTCGTCTACGCAGACATAGGCAACAGTTTTACGTACATACGCATACCGCCAACCTGTCATGCCACAAACGCCACCACCGCCTACCCAAACCTTATGAGGAAAATCTTCACCCATGTTCATTGGTTCATTGTTGATAGAATACTCAAAGTAGTTACCCGCATCTTTCTCAGTGAAGACGCCGATAGGATCTTGAGTGTAAGTGTAGTATGCCATAATCAAAATGCCTCATCAATAATTCACGTTACATATACAATATAATGTATTTTGAGGCTGTTGTCAACCGTTTTCTTCAATTATTTTCATTGCTAATGAAATTAAATCGTCAACAGTATCACACTCAGCGACTGCCGAATCTGGAATGTTCACATCATATTCTTCTTCAAGTTCCATCAACACCTCGACAATATCAAGACTGTCTATACCCACTTCCTTCACTTTTGTTTCAAGTGTGGGTTCAGGTGCGTCTGGTTTATCTTGAAGAAGAAACTCAAGCGTATCAAACACTACTCGTTGTACGTCAGCTCTGTTAGCCATAATTACTCCTTAATAAGTGTATCCCATGGAATGTCCACGGAATACGAGATTGGGTCCTTAAGACCCGCCTTTACAAAATTCTGGATACGTTCTGCACATGATGGACACTTGCCACAACTTAGCACGTCTAACAATGTGTTCTGTACCGCTTCTCTGCGTTCTGTTGGGTCATAGCACGTTAAGGTCATTGCCAATAGATCTTCTTTACCCATCTCTTTTGCAATGTTGATCTCGTCATACTTAGACAGATGCGAGAACGGAGCTACGACTTCAACCTTGTGTGTACGATTCTGGCTTGCGATTGCGTTGATGCTATCGACAAACTTCTGACTTGTATCCCAATAACCATACTCATCATGTACTTGCAATCCAGTAAACACATGACTACAATCAGATGCTTCTGCCTGTGCCATCGTCAAAGACAATAGGATTAGATTGCGGAACGGAACATATGTCTTGGGTTGTGGATCACCTAACACATCCTTGATGGTCGGCATCTCAATAGATGTTCCTGATATGTTTGCAGATATCGGCTCCGCAATCTTTCCTAAAATCCCTAAATCGATAACTTTATGGCCAATGCCTAAAGTGTCGCAAAGTTGTGCTGCTCTCTCAAGCTCTGCACGTTGCTTTTGACCATAATCATATGACAATGCAACGACACGATCTGCACCATATTTCTCTACGAGCATCATTGTCATAATGCCCGAATCCAATCCACCTGACATTACAGATAGAACATTCTTATCTGTATCAGGTAATGCCGTTAATGCTTCACTTAAGTTCATTTTACTGCCTCAACGTTTTCTCAGAGAATGCCATACTGTTCCGCAAACCGTTTGCAAGATTGCCCAAGTGAGGATGGCTGTAACGGGCGGGATTAATATCAATGCCACCCCTACGAGTATACAAGCAGCATACAAAAAGTTCGCCAGGTTTAAACTTATCGAGTAAACGCTTGTAAACACATTCGCAAATTTCTTCATGGAAATGATTCTCCTTTCGCATACTTACTATATATTGAAGTAACGACTCATAGGTTGGGAGATTGTCACCTTTCATATAGATGTAGACATCACCCCAATCGGGTTGGTTTGTCACTCGACAATTAGAACGTAGCGATGGAGTCCATACGTACATCTCATCTGTCCAGTCTGAATCTTCGCTTGTTTGAAGGATTGTTTCGCTTTCATTGTAAGCGTCAAAACTAATCTCCTCTACAGGCTTATCGATCTCATCGTCAAGTAAGTTAAAATTATACTTCTCTACGGGCAATGCTGTACGAGGACAATCATTCGTTGCTGCATGAAGATACACATCTACCTCTGTGTCTAACGCTGCTGTCAGATGTGCTGAGATTTGATCTCGTGCATTCTTGATTGCTGCATCAACAGTTTTACCCATCGTTGCCATGTTGTACGAGTTCATGTACAACTTAAGTGACTTAGATTCTACAATACACTCTGAGGAACAATCATAAACAATCTTTGCTACACAATTGATAGGATATCCGTTATCTGTTAGGAACGATACTTCATATGCGTGCCATGTATCAAAACCATAAAACTCGTCACCTGACAAGTCATACTGTGTACGATTAAGATATCTTGGGATAGGAACTAATAAGGTCTCGTCAACCTCATCAGGTGTTACATATGGCTTTACAACAGACCCATCGCCTGCTTTGCCTAAGTGTGCTGATGCAATCTCATCAATTGTTTGTTGCGATGAATTACGCACGTTTTCAGCGGCTTCATTTAAATCAGTCATATAATACTTCTCCGGTTTTATCTAGAAATAGGGGATCTATATTCTCATAGTTTTCGATTTTATCTATCCATGATAACACAACAGGTACCTTCGTGTCAACCAAGCCGAAGTGATCTGTCCATGCTTTCATCCTATTTAGTTTACGTTTCACTTCAGTGATTGATGCTTGTGTAATAGGTGTCATCTCGCATAGTGCTCCACGTTCACCATCTACACGTAGCATGTTCCAACCACGTCCGAATAATTTTTGAGTCATTTGATTCTTTCGTTTGTCTGGGTTGCCGGAAACCAAGAATCGAATTAACTCAAAGTCGCATGAGAATGGTCGATGAGTATAAATGCCACATCTTCCATCATCAAGGTTCAGATTCTTACATTTGATGCCTTCATGGTCATCTTGCATATCTGAAAAAAGCACGACACTTTTCCCGTCAAAAGAGACAGTACGTTGTGTCGTGCTAGTTGGGCGGTCCTCACCGGGCAGATAATCTAGCGAGAACCTGGGGCAACAGCCTCCACAGCCGACTGGGCATGTGAAGTCTCTTAGTAACAAAGGCGATACACGGAGGGCTTGAGGATGTATCGTCTGTCCTTTGTATTCAAATGTGGTGTTTGTAACACAAGCAAAATAGGTTGTAACTACCTTGTCAACACTATCCTTGTGTTCTACGTGTACTGTCGGTCTCATCCAAAAAATTTCTCCAACCCAAAGGAATCTTCTTTACGAGCGATACGAGCAGACGATACGTATTTACCGAACATGTTGTTCCATACTCGCATATCATCTAAATCTTTTACTTGTAGCAATTGTTGAACAGCAGCGATATTCATCTCGCCACGGGCACCAATGAACTCGCCACCTGCAACAACGTCCAGACATTCCATGAAGTTCTTTACTTGGAACATCGAATATGTGAAGTTTGCAAGAGCTGCTCCTCGCATAATGTCAGGCGTATCTTTCTCTGCCGCACGCTTAGCGATACCAGAATATGTCCACGAACCATCTTTGTCGAAGAATACATTGTCTGCAAACCAGTTATAATCTTTATGATGTAATGGTGCAAACTGCTCGTATATCTTATATAGTGTTTCTTCTAATCTATGGTTACGCTTCTCGCCTAATGGCTTACACGTGCCGTTGAGTTTCATCAACCCGTAGTTAAAGCAAACTGTATGTGACGAACTATCATAAGACACCTTCTCATAATCAGCAAGGAATCCTGACTTCTCGAGATACAATACAGGTGCCATTCGTGGAATAGAACCTACACCCAACAAGTGAATCTGCTTTCTTGCTGATGGGTGACATACCTTAGCGATACGATGTGCTGCTGTCAACATATCAATCGTCTCAAGTTCCTTGTTACCCATACACGTATCCGCAACAGCAATACCACCCACGTTAGCAAAGTGGTCGTCAGTCAACATCTCTTGGATTGTCTCATACCAATGAACCATATCGTCTGCTGTGTTACCTTGCACGATGATAATCACTTTTGTAGAAGCGCCTTTCATCTGAAAGTATTCAATCTGACGCTTGATGTTCTCGCCAGTTGCTTTTGCAGTTTCAGTCAATCGTCCTTGATTAAACACCTTGTTACCCACGTTTGATCTTTCGTTACGTGTACGCACAAGAGACACCGACTCTAACGGTATATCGTCAAAGCACATAGCATAGTCAGCAAACGTTTGTATCTCGTAAATATCGTCTTTGATTTGCGGAGTAACTGCTTTACCTGTTGTGACCATCTGCAATCCACCAGAGTCTGCATAGACGCTTTCCATGTTGAACTTGTTATAGTCCTGCATGTGTTCTACGAACTTCTTCTCTGTATATGCATTGAACAGAACAGCAAGAGAAGGATCTACGTTCTTTGCAGACGCCTTGACTTGCCGTTTCACTATATCAACAGCGCCACGCATAGCAGGAACAACTTCTGTGTGAAAGTGTTTTGACCTAAGCAGATTGCTGTTAACAGGTCCTGCCATGCCGATGGCTGAAACTACATATTCTAATTTTAACACATTACAGTCCTAATATATGACCTGGATTCTTCAGACCCTTAGTTGGGTTGTCGACTAACCAAGTTTCAAGTTGCTCGAAATAAAAGGCAGCATCTTCTTCGCCTTTAACATTTAACATTTCTTTTGCTGACCGTGCGAATTGAATTACTTCACGGATTGTCATACGGTCACCGCTGTCTTGCATTGCTGCTGGTTTCCAGTTACCACTACGTTGATTGCTCATTCCAAGGCTCCCAATTGTTGTCACGCATAGTTTTCCACATTGCGATCCACTCTTCTTCAGTCATACGAAGCTCTTGTGGATCTGGATTATCACCCGTCCATTGTTGAACGATGTGATTCTTATTACCATACAACATTTCGTCCTGTCTGTCAACCATTATTTTCACATTGCCGTCAGGGCTTTTCCACTTTGCTCTGAGAGCAACGCCATTGGCATCATATTGTACGTCAGTCATTATTCTACCTCTGTGTAACCAGACGATAGAAGTTTAGCGATATATTGTGTACCTTCAACTTCACTAATGTCATCAGTGTGTACAAGCGGGCCGCCGCCTGTATCTTCGGTAGTATCGCCTTCAGCAAATCCTGACATACGATGAATTCTAGTGTATCCTTCATCGGTTGCAGTCATAACGACTTCTTTATTGTGGCCTAGCTTTCTATAAATTGCCATTGTGTTCTCCTAATTAATACTAGATATAACTTCTCTACGAAGCACAGAATTGTGGTCACCGAACTTACCCAAGCAACATGCAGTTGACGTTGATGAGTTTGTATCTTTGATACCACGCTGGGATACGCAAGTATGTGCTGCTTCAACAACAACCATAACATCTTGCGAACCTGTGATAAACGCAATTGCCTCAGCAATCTGCTGTGTCAGACGTTCTTGTACCTGAGGACGCTGTGCAAAGTATTGTGTAATACGATTTAACTTTGACAATCCTAGAACCTTCTTGCCTGGACAATATGCGATATGTGCCCTACCAATGATAGGACGTAGGTGATGCTCACAATCAGAATACAACGTAATATCTTTCTCAAGAACGAACTCGTCACCATGACAGAACTTGTTCTCTACAGTTGTACATTTTGGGAATGTGTCGTATCGTAGACCTGAAAAGATCTCGTCAACGTACATCTTTGCCACACGCATCGGTGTTTCTTCTAACGAGTCATCAGTCAAATCCAATCCCAACACCTCGAGCATTTGCTTTGTGAGATCTTTGATTTTCTCGATCTTCACTTCTCGATCTGCTGTTACTAGATTTGTAACTGGAGTGTTTATACCCTTAGAGTCTAGATACTCGTTTACTTCTCGACCTAGGGTTGCATTTGTTTTCGACATATTTTCCTCTTTACGTAGTTCTTCTTTATACCTTCTAAGCATGTAATCATAGTATCTTTCTTGCGCCATGTCAACCGCTTTCTTTAAAATTCTCGTAACGCTGCCGCAGCAAGCATTACAACCATAGCACTATTTAGTACCATCAGAGAACGATCTTTCCACATGATTGATACCCATAACCATAACAGCGTACCAACTGTGCCTAAGATCAAATCAAACAATCGCCACTCAGGTCCTGCTTGACGAAAGATGACAGACACTAAAATACTAACAGTTGCTAGCCATTTGACATACCAATTAAAGTTTTCGCCATACCAGAAGTCATCAGGTTTCTTTTCAATCTTCATATCACTTTCCTATGATGTTTTCCCACAGATAGGCATGTACCCTTGCAGATACACGATACCCACGTGCTAACGCCTCATCTGCGATAACATGCGCCGGAATGTGACCTTCAATCTCACCTTTCTGACCTTCAATCGTACCACCCAAAGGCATAATCCAAACTGGATAAGTAACACCCGCTGCTCTAAATAATTGCGTAACTTCTTCAACTTCATCCCAAGCCTCCTTAGTGCCATTACAGACGAACTTTAGTTGACCTTCAGATGATAATCGATTGTACTCCGCAACCACCTCAGGTTTGATAGCACGGTCACGTTTCTCACCTGCGACTGTCCACAACTTAGGACTGATAGAGAAAAACAATTCAGTATCAGTGTTGCTCCAATAGTCCTTGAAGTCATTAGTGAGAGGCTGTGTGCCGTTTGTTTCATACGTGACAGACGGAACTGCTTCACCCGTCTCATCATAATGTTGCATGAGACCCACAGACGCTGCCTGTGCATGTCGCATCAACGGTTCACCACCCGTAAAGCACATATGGATATTATCATCGAAAGAACGATTAGGAATAACATCCTTGACCTTCTCGGCAATTACATCCGGTGTGTTCTTATGTTGGAGGTGACGAAACTTCTTCGACCACGAATACGAAGAATCGCAACCAAAAGCAAACACAGGAAGATCCTCAATCTTATCGATTTCTGTTGCATCGATCTTCAGATAAGGAAGTTCATATGTGTCTGGATTAGTTGGGTCCTTCTGACCGAATCCGTCACATTGTAGGTTACAAAGAAAGAACCTTAGCCATGCAGTCGGTTCACCTGTATATTTACCCTCGCCTTGCATAGAGTAAAATATCTCTGAGTAAGCATATTCTTTTGCCATGATTAACCCTCGTAGATTGCTGAGTTAGCAGCGTGTTCGAATACTTCGACACTGACCAACTTGACAGATTCACCGACAGGATAACGATCTGGATTTTCTTGCTTAAGGTTTTGAAGAATGTGTTCCATTGACTCGTATGCTAACTGAGCAAAACCTTCACAACCAACTGCAGGCACAATACGTAAATCACATACACCTAGGTCATTATGACCACCCTTGATCTCGTCTAACTTCTCAAACGTTTCGAGTAATGGATCATCTTCTCCGACAATAAGTGTATGGTCAAACATATATTCAGCCCACTGCTTGAAGGCTTTCAACCCACCAAAATCCATAACCCAGTTGCGGTCATCGAGTGTGTCTGATGAGAAGATTAGTTTGATACCAATAGAGTATCCGTGTAGTAAAGAGCAATGGGAATGTGTTGCTTTCCATTGTCTGAAAGTGCATGATAACCCACGGTCGTTACCATATGTTTTTGTAGAATAATATTTGGACATTTTCTATCTCCTAGTTATTGTAAACAGTGGAAGGGCACTGCTAACATTATTTATACATTTAAGATTCTGGTTCTCAAATCAGATGAACTGAACCTGTGGTTTCTGTTGTTAAAATATAACTGAATACCAAGAGTCTCACAGATCTCTCTGCCTGTAAAATCCTTATCTTTGTATTCATTACCAAGTATTCTAACATCAATTTGGTACGTTGTCAAGCAATCTTTTAAATCTTTTTCAGATTCATATGGAATAATTTCGTCAACGTACTTGATTGCAGACAATTGAACATATCTTTCGACTAATGTCTGCACCGGTTTGTTCTTACCTTCACGTTCCTTGCTTGGGTCAACCTGCAGCCCAACGATTAGATAATCACATACCGACTTTGCTTCACGTAACATCGCTACGTGTCCTGCATGTAGCAAGTCGAATGTGCTACACGTAAAACCTACTTTCCTAGTCATCCGCCACCCTGAAATTTATCTTTGGCTACATACCAGTTCTTTTGATGATGTATCCTACCGAGTAATCTGTTGATGTTCTTGATCTCGGGTTGGTCACAATTGTTCATTCTATATCTCAGCGCAGTTTCAATAAGTTCGATGTCTTCTACAGTTAGTGTAAACTTGTCGTTAGGACTTACCATCGAATTAATTTCTTATCGTTTTCAGTATTTGCCATGTGTGTTCCCAATCGTCAACGGGATACACTGTGCCTCCCGCATCTTTAATCTTCTGTGCAATGTCGTGGTCGTTGCCACCTTCCTCACATCTATCACCAAAGTAAACAAGGTCACTGAGGTCATCAAAGTCCTTAACAATCTGCGCTTTCGTAAATCCATGCTTTACAAGATCGATACCTGTTTCACCAGCAACTGATACTTCCCAGTCATGGTGACTTTCACGGATAAGTTGAGCAAGCAAGACACGTTCTTTACAACCTAGATCCCACTCAATGTACTCTTTACGTTGCTCTCGTGTTGCATTACGACCTACGATAGAGAAGTTAATCAATCCTGGTCTCTGGTCAATATGCCTTCCTGTTCGAATATCAAACTTGCTATCCTTTAAGAATTCTTCAAATAATACGTGTAAGGACTCCGGAATAACGACTTGCTTTGTGGCGATAAGTTTACCTTGTTCCCATACATCGTTACCTTGACATTGATAGACTCTTTTGAATGAGTCATAAACTGCTTCACCGATTTGACCAAAGGTCATGTCTCGAGTAGATCCTGTTATTAAGTAAGTTGAATGATTTTGTTGCCAGTCGTAAAACCACTGCCTAAACGCTTCATTCATCATCATCCTGCTTGGTGTCAACGTGCCGTCAACATCAAAGATATATGACTTCATGTCAGATCCTTTTCGAGGCGGGATATCTCATCTTTCAGAGCTAGTTTTTCTTTTTTTATTTTCTGAATAAATTCTTCAGGTGCTTTCTCGGCTTCTGATGCCTCAATAACGCTGTGAAGATACTTGTGCTTTTTCTTTAGAACTTCAATCCTATGTTGTGTTGTCATACTGCTATCCTTGAGAAGTTTTTAACTTTTTCGAACCTTATTACATTGTCGAATTTTTCGTACAATTGGTCCCCTTTATGACTGATGATAAACACGTTGGAGTCTTGTGTAATCTCATTGATGATCTTTAAAAACTCTTCGGTGCCTGCATTGTCAAGCGAACTATCCATGATCTCGTCCATAATCAATAGATTGGTAGATACTGAATTACGTAACTTAGCAACTGAACGCCATGTGAACAACAATGCTAAGTCAATACGTAACTTCTCACCTTCCGAGAACGATGCATAAGAGAACGCATCACGGAAGCGTGATTTGATAGTTTCGCCAAAATTTTCGTCAAGTTGAAAGTCAACAAAGAAATCCATAGCAGCAAGATACTTGTTAATCAGCTTATTCATAACTGGAATGTATTGCTTAACGATGCGTGTCTTGATGCCACCTTCCTTAAGAATGTTAGTAGCAACGCCAATGATTTCTTTTGAGTCGAACAATTCTTGTTGACTGTCGTGCATAGATGTCAAGTCAGACTCTAACGTAATGACCTGACTCATATCTATTTCTTCTACATCCTTCTGTGCATCTTCAAGTTCCTTGCGATAATCCTTTAGGATGTTTGTGGAGATCTTGATGTTTGCTCGATGCTCAGATGCATTTAAATGTAGTGTACTGATTTCACTCTCGGTAGTAGATATCTCGGTCAACCTACCATTTACGCCATCAAATCTATTTTGTAATTCGACTTGGGCGTCTTCGATTTCTTTGATCTTTCCTGTTGACTTTGTGACTGTCTCTGATTTAAATTCGTGTTGGATCCCTTGCTTGCAGGTTGGACAGTTGTCGTGGTGTTCATAGAAGTCGATGTCTTTACGTAAGGATTTGAGCTTATTGGTGAGATCACGTTCTACTCCTTGTAGTCGTTTCAGTTTTTCCTGTGCGTCTTTCTTGTCAGCGATTGCCTTAACCAATCCATCAACTGTATCTTCGATGGCTTCTTTCTTGGTTGTTTCGTCTTCAATCGTTGCAAGTTGACTCTTGACTTTCTCTTTAATCTTACCCATCTCGACTGCTTTCATCTTACGGATAGATTCGTTGTGTGCCTTTGCAGATTCAATCTTCTGCTCTAGCATATCGATTTGATACTTGATGTCTAGTATCTCTGCTTTGTTAGATGACACCTTCTCTTTTAACAATGTATTCATCGTTGTAAAGATTTGAATGTCGAGCAGGTCCTCGATAATATCACGTCTTTGTTGTGCTGGGAGTTGCATGAAAGGAACAAATGTAGACGAACCTAATACGACTACCTGCCCAAAGGATTTGATATTCATCTTAAGAATATTTTCCTCTAGGTATGTCTGATAGTCACGTGCCGCCGCATCTTGATTAAGCAACTCACCATTACACCATATCTCAAAGATGTTAGGTTTGATGCCTCGCTTAATAATGTATGGGCGACCGCCTGTTCGAAATGCTAACTCAACGACCATATCTTTGTTGTTGATAGTGTTCGTCAGTTGTCCTTTGTTAATCTTACGGAATGGTTTGCCGTATAACGCAAAACAAATAGCGTCAAGCATTGTAGATTTGCCTGCACCATTCTCCCCAACAATCAATGTGGATTTGTTCTTGTCGAGATCAATTTGCGTAAATGCATTGCCAGTCGATAGGATGTTCTTATACTTCACATACTGAAAGTGTATCATTACAGATTAATAGCCTCTTGATAAAGGTCGGAAACGTATGTCTCTACCTTTTGTTTGTCTGCCTTAATGTCTAAGTTATCGATGTAGTTACGCAAAATAGTTAGCGTATCCTGTGCCTCATCAACCAACTCAGATTCGTCAATAATGTCCATGTTCATATGGTCGTCTACAACCTTGATGTCTGTTGCACCTGATTGCTGTAGTCGATCTAAGAACAAGTCAAAGATATACGGGTTTTCTTTGTTTGTTATTATAACCTTTATGTACGTGTTTGTCAACCGGGAAGTGTCAAGATTTGCAACATCTTCGATAGTCATACTCGTATCATCATACCAAATCTTATGGAAGATGTGTAGAGGATTTTCGATGTATTCCATCTCACGTGTCTCTGTGTCAAATACTGAGAACCCACGCTTCTGGTCATAGTCGCTCCATGTCATTTCAAACTGAGCGCCTAGATAGGTGATGTTGCCGTGTGAGGAAGGTTGATGGAAGTGACCTGAGTAAACAGCGTCAAATTTTTGAAACACATCTTTGCTCATACCTGTAGAACATATGTGTCCTTTGTCCATCTCGAAACCAGTGATTTCAAAGTGACCCATCAAGACCTGTGCTTGCGTATCATTGAATGCTTGGATAGATTGCTCATAGTTTTCAGCGCACATCCAAGGCGATAGCATAATCTTACACCCGTCCATATCTAACTCGACAGGCTCTTCCCAATACAGATGTAGGTTCTCGTATGCAGACGTGCCATATAACTGACGTAGTGCATTGACCTCATTTGTGTTCTTAAAGAATGTGTCGTGGTTACCGGCAACGATATACAACTCGATACCTTTGTCAGCACACGGTTTGATGAACTCGTCTTCGAGTCGTTTTGCTGTAACGAAGTTGATATACTTTCTTCGGTCAACAATATCACCTAGATGAAACACTGTTGTAATGTCATTTTCTTCTAGGTAGGGAAAGAATACTTCATCCCAGAATTTCTTTTGATAGTCAGCGAGTGCTCTATTGTCATTACGAACACCCCAGTGTGTATCATTCACTACTGCTATTTTCATATTAACTCCAAAAATAATAAAGGAAAAAGGGAACTGTCAACCACAACAGTCCCTTAATCAAAAAGAATAGAAACAGTCCTATACTAGCTTTCTTTAATGCTTTCTTCAGGTTCTTTTTCTTCATTCATAAACTTCTCTAGTCCGACTTTCTTCGAAGCCTCTTTCTGTTTTTTGTCCTCAAGTTTCTTCTCATATGTCTTAACGAAGTCATTCATATAGTCGTTCTTGAGATCGATGTATCCTGCTTCACCCGGGTCGTCTTGATTATCCTTATCAACCGCAGTGCCAAATACAACTGAATTTTCTACAACCTTGTGCTTAATATACAGTTGTTTTTTCTCTTTGTCAATACGTCTTAAGAAAGCGTACCAAATAATCTGTGTAAAGTATGCGAATGGATTTGACGATTTGTTTGGGTCGAAGTTTCCTAACGCTTGTACAGCGTTTTCTAACCCGTCCGAGATCATTTCTTCTTTGTATGAGTATCCAGAAAAGTTGGGCTTTGATGCCAACCTTGTAGCGATCTGGTAGATACACTGACCTATGTAGTTTGGGATACGAGGATTAGGATCTCCGCATTCTTCCGCTTCTTCACATTGCTCTTTGTATTTAACAATTGCTTCTAGAAACTCAGGATTATTAACGTAATTTCTTTTGCGCTTTGGTGCAACCTTCATTATTTGTTTCTCCTGGTTTCGTTGATAAAAATATATGTCTCCTGTAGATATATAGTGTTCATATTACACGATGTTGGTGGGTTTGTCAACCACTAAATTAATTTAAATTAAATATGAATTATTTGCAGAAACCGGTTGACAGAATGTCAGGCTGTGTGTATAATAGCGTTATGCGCTCAAAAAACAATACTATATTAATGTTTTGTATGTGCTTTTGAATCCCACATCGCTTCCATTGCTTCCTCAATCTCTTCGTTAAATTCATCAACTGTTTGACTGTATCCGCTGCCTTCGAACATCTGATCTTGAAATTCATCGTAACATTTTATCGCTTTCTTATTTGCGAACTCACACCAAATGTAATCAATGTTTTTTATTTTGATTATCTCTCCCTCAGAAAAGATATTCCATGACTTAGCAAAGAACCCATGACTTGGGTGAACTAAGATGTGTAGTGGTTTTTTAATCTCAACGTAATCATCTTCCATGTTGACTAATTCCGCAACAAGGTCTTCGCCAGTTTTCATCTTTAAGTTTACATATGTACTATCCATACTACTCTCCAATATCTACGTTGTAAATCTTGAAGTCAAACCCCTCATCAGTATAAATCTTCACTCGCTCCATGAAGTGCTTAACAGCAAAATTTTGATGTGACTTATATTGCAGATCATCCACAATATCGTATAAGGTTGCTTTCGTCTTACCATTTCCCTTTCGTAGTACCCTTCCAATTGATTGAAGATTTCTTATCTTCGATTTAGAAGGTGAAGCAAATATAATATTGTCTAGCTTTTTAATATTTATGCCTGTTGAGAATGTTCCATATGAAGCGAGGATAATGTTGTTATGAGTTGCCTCAGTTATGTGACGTATTTCCTCACGGTCATCAGCAGTCACTCCGCCATGCACAAAATGAACTTGTAAGTCATCTTTCTGTAGCATCGGGTACAACACCTTACCATGCTTTTCAACGAATTGAAATAGTATCAGTGTATTACCTTTGAGCGAGTGAGCGAGATTTTTGATGAACTTGTTTCTTGCATCGCTTCGAACAATCCAGTCAATCTCAGTTTGATAGTCGTGTCCCTTGTTCAGCTTGCGTGTCTCTTGCGGATAACCCAAAGTGATTGCTTTGATACCAAACTCTGCAAGAGTCTTTTCTTCGATTAGTTTAGCGGTTTTAGTAACCTCATATACCTTGCCGAACAGGCCTTCTAGGACTAACTTATGTGTTTCAGTTCCGTCTAACGTTCCTGTGAATCCATATCGATATTTTGCACCAGGCAGTTTTTCTAACACTTTTGTAAGTGACTTAGCCTTAAACAAGTGTGCCTCATCGCCTACAACAACATCGAACTTCTCGAACCAATCCTTACGTAGTTTGTAGATTGATTGCCATGTTGTGACTGTAATGTCTGCATCAACGTTCTTATCTACACCGCCTGTAATC